CCTATTGAAGATGCTAGGGAGCAGCTTCAAATAGCCTCACAGTGCTTGGAGGTCAATCGCAGGCCCACGGGTTTTGGGTACGAACGTTTTCAGAGCGCTGCCTGGCGTAACCTACAAAGTCGCTTAAGGTATAACTGGATAGCAGAGGACATCGGGATAATTCTTCATGGTAAAGAGGACTAAAACTATGAAAGGTGTACTTGCTTTAGAGCAAGAGATCCAGGGAGCTCGCACGAGGCTGCTTAGATTGTGCGACGCCGGTCGCCTCGGTGGTACTCCTCATGCTCTAAAGCTGGTGAAACAGATAGAAACTATACTGCATACGGCTGAGTTATTAAGCAGATCATTACGAGCATATGAAGTAGGGAGGCCACTAGATGACAACGACACTAGGTCCAGTAGGGCACGCAGCCAAACTGAACACAGTACGGACAGACTATAACAAGGGCTTTTTTCGGGGCTTGTTTTATGGACCATCAGGGGTTGGAAAAACTGTCCTAACAGCTAGTGCAGCAGATGTCCCTGATATGTGCCCGATCTTGTTCTGTGATGCTGATATGGGGACCCTATCAATTGTAAACAGAACCTTTGATGTAGTCCCTATCAAGACCATCAAGGACATAGAGAATGTTAACAAGTACATTAGAGCCCATCCAGGGGAGTATAAGACCGTCGTTGTCGATGGGCTAACTGCGTTGTACAATCAAATGATTAGACAACGATTAGTAGCTCCAGGTCGAACGGACAATGAGGATCCTTATGTCCCATCGCAGCGTGACTGGATGCACGGGACGTTCCGGCTACGTGTAGTCATTCAGATGTTAAAAACAGCCCCCGTAAACTTTTTAGCGACAGCGCTTGTGGACGAGCGAATGGATGAGTTCTCGGGAGCTAAAGTAACTCGTCCTGGTTTATCTAATAAGTTAGCTCAGGAGGTTGGCGCAGAGTTCGATATAGTGGGCTACCTCTCTGTGAAGATGCAGGTAAAGAAAGCCACTCGAATCCTGCAGCTAGAACCCTTCGGTGGGCGCATCGCGAAGAATCGCTCTATCTACATCCTTCCTGCAGTCCTAGAGGACCCAACCATGCCTCTGATTTACGGTGCTAGTGTTCTAGGGCTGCCACTGGAAGATTTGAGAAAGGAGGCTGTTTCAGACTCAGAACTGCCGATTATTCGTTCCTAGTTTAGTTAGAAGGAGACAAGTAATGCCACTATCGGTGAATCTCACAGGCGTCGAGACTAAAGCCTCAGCTCTGCCCCCCGGTATGTACCTGGGAGCAGTAGCTAAAGCAGAGGAAAAGACATCGCAGTCTGGAAATCCTTATGTCTCTTGGGTCTTTAACATCATTGAGCCCGACGAGTTTGTTGGAAGAAAGGCTTTCTACAATACAAGCCTGCTCCCTCAATCGTTGTGGGTTCTCAAGCGGCTACTCAGTGCATTGGGCTATGAAGATGATCAACTCGATGGTGAGATTGAGTTGGAACTCTCAGACATGATAGGCGTAGAAGCTACCCTCGTTCTCGTCGCCGATGAGTACAAAGGCGAAACCACAAGTCGAGTGGACCAAGTACTCCCGGCAGGATCCGAAGAGTCCCTAGTTATCTAGCCAGTCACGATCCGTACCAATGGGCAACCTGAGTCTATGTCAGGCTCAGGTTGCCCCTCATCACTCAAGAGTGGAGCTATATGCTGGACGACCAGGGTCTACTTCTTGCCATCTTTGGCAATATTGGGGCCACTGAGTGGGTAGAACTGTGCCTCGTTACCAAAGAAAAGACGGGGAGGACGATTTTCTTCCACGATCCCCTTGAGCTCTTAGAGAGAGCTGAGGCTATTGGCAACCGTGAGCATTGTTTCTTTGGGGTTGCCCCTCGGAACAACAGAAGTGGAGTAGCTGCAAGCGTTGGGCATATCGACGTTATCTGGGTAGACCTAGACGCTAAAGACTTTGGCGATAATAAAGAAACTGCCCTAGCCGCATCCGATCTGCTAGTGCTCCCTCCTTCTTACATAGTTGACTCAGGACATGGGTACCATGCCTATTGGCTCTTACAGAAGTCAATTGAGGCAGAGAAGGGTTGCGAGATTGTCCGTCTTGTAGGGGATCTCCTCGGGGGAGGTCACGTAGGTGATCCTGCCAGAGTCCTGCGGATTCCGGGAAGCTACAACATCAAAGAAGAGCCATACCCCCTGTGCCAGGTCGTAAGGGCTAAGCCAGAGCTGCGCTATGACATAGATGATATTGTGCGGGCAACACAGATCACGGATGTTACCCGCAGGAGTATCCTCACAGGGGAGCCGGGATCAACAACGAAGGACCGAACTCGATCTGGAGTTGATTGGCAAGTTGGTACAGAGCTAACGAATCTGCAACTGTCGGAGTATGCTCTTAAAGCTATCTGGGCAGAACACGCTATAGGAGCCAAATCGCGAGAAGAAAAGACAGGTTACCTGGAGCGTACCCTAGCAAAACTTCAGACAAAGCAGAGGGCTCAAAGAGCAGCTAACGATCCCACGAGTTGCTTTGCGCAAGAGGACGACGTGTACACCGTCGTGGGGATTGGTAAGAAGGGCAAACACATCGTCTCTACCTTCACTTTTGATCCTCAAAGACTCCTAGAGGGCGAGATTGAGGACACTTTTCTTGGAAAGATTCAGGCATATGGACATACATGGGATGGGATTCAGTTACCCAAGAGTTCATTTACTCGACTGGATACTCTCCTAAGGCAGTTGGGGAGAGCTTCGTGGCAATGGTTAGGAACAGACCTAGAGGTACGATTTTTACTCCCCTACCTGATGAAGCAGTGGAGAGAAAAGGGTAGCCCAAAGGCCCTCGCTTCCTCTGTGCTTGGGCGTCATGGAGATCACTGGGTTGCCCCAGAGTACACCTTGAGTGCAACTGAGACATTAGACATCTATTCAGCTCCCATAGTCTATACGCCCACACAGAGAACTACACCATCTGTAGAATACATAGAAGGCTGTACCAAGGAGGTCCTAGAAACTATCTATGAGAAACTGCCCTTAATTAACCAACCCGAAGTTGTTTGGCCTTTAATAGGCTGGATTATGGCTACGCCATACAAGCCCCTACTCAACGCAGAGCGAGTTTCTTTCCCGCACCTAATCCTGTACGGAACGACTGGTGCGGGCAAGACAGCTACCCTGGAAGCAATTATGATGCCTCTAATAGGCTATAAAGAGCCCGTTCATTCTGAGGACTGTAGTACCACACCTTTTGTTATCATGTCGTTGCTAGCTTCAACTAACGCAATTCCTATAAGCCTTGCTGAGTTCCGGCGAACAACTTTAGGAGAGGGCTCTTGGCGGTCCTTACTGCGCTCGCTCTTACTAGCCTATGATGGGGGGCACGATTCACGTGGTAGACCTACGCAGATAACTACAGACTATGCTCTACAGGCTCCCCTTATTCTTAGTGGGGAAGATGTTATAACTGACTCCGCTGTGCAAAGACGATCCATCATCATTGGAATGACACCACGAGTGATCCAAGCGGGCACAGGGGCATATCAAGCCTTTATGGACTTGACTGCGTTACCTTTAGGACAGTTTGCAACTCCCTATATCCGGCACACTTTGAAAAGCAATCAGGCTGACGTAATGTGCCAATGGAGAAGCGCTCTCCAAGAGATCAATACTTTAGTTGACTTTCCACTAGAAGAACGAATGCGGCGGAACCTAGCCACGGTGCTATTTGGAGCCCGAGCTTATGAATCCTTTATAGCCTCTCAGGGTATCCTAGTAGAACCACTGGATCCAAAATACATTACAGCTTCCTTACAGGAGGTACAGGACATGGAGATGAAGCGAGGCTATGTCCTACTGGATCAGTTCATTACAGATGTAATCAATGAAGCTCAGAGAGCCAGTTCACAATTTGCATACACTCTGGACGATGTTGGTATTCTGTGGTTTCACCTAACCACCGCATTGAAATGGTGGCGGCGAGATCGCTTAGCTCGGAAAGAGCCCGTTCTTGACAGCGCTGCTTTCAAAAGACAGCTACGGGAGCTTTCCCGGGATATACCAGGAGAGGGCCACTATATTTGGGGTCCAAAGCAGAAAGCCATACGGGGAGGAGGTGGAA